GACGGTACGGAGGTCGACGTCGACCAGGCCGAGTACGACCGGTACCAGATAGGAGATGTGTACCCGTGACGGACCTGCTCGAGCAAATCGTGACCAAAGACACGTGCCTGTGGTTGCAGGCCTCTGACGGATCGATGCACGTCTGGTATCCTCGCGGCTTCGTGCGTCGGCCGTTCAAGGAGGTGGTCGCCTGGTTGGAGACAGCGATGCGCAAAGGCATCGTCATCTACACCGGAGACCCCGACCGGTACTCGGATCTGTGCTCTATCAAATTCCTCAACGCCTCGTCGGTGGTGTCGTTCAGCAAAGCCGGGGGTCATTGATGAGACGACGACAGGAGCGGACCATGATCGCACCGCCGGGGTCTGAGATTCGGGTAGGTGTGGGACATCCGGTCGGCTCTGTGTCACCACGTTGCCGGGCTACGCACGACGTGCCATACTCGCTTCGGTGCATCCACAGCGCCGGACACGGACCGCTGGTCAAGCACCAAGATAAAGAGGGGAACGAGTGGTGAGCGAAGTCGAGTACGTGGTCAGGGTCATGGTCGAGCGGGTGGAGCGTCGCGTGCAGCCTGGCATACGACGGGGGTCGGTGGTCGATGGGGTGCGTGACAAGTCGGAGGTCGCAGCATTCACGATTCGCGCCGCGTCGTTGCCCGGTCTAGGGCAGCGAGTGACGGGGATGCTGACCGCTGCGTTGCCGGAGTCCACCGTCAAGGGTGAGGGCGAGTTGGACCGCGATTATGACGAAGAAGACGAGGACGATCGATGAACGAGTTCCAGATCCGGTTGTCGGTGATCCAGTCCAAGCCCGTGCGGGGTCCGGGCGCTGTGTTCGGCCAGCGTATGCCGGATAAACTGCTGGACGCGTCCTTCACGACAGACAACGTCCAAAACATCCGGAGCATCGTCGACGGTCTGCTGTTCGAGGCCATCCCGGACACGCAGCGACCGGAAGAAAAAGAAGAGGACATCAAGACTGCCGGTGGACGCTGGATCTTTGTGCCTTCCGACACGAAGAGTGAAGAACTGAATCGGCCGCTGCCGCCCACGGTCGACGAATCGGGAGACCTCGACACCGCGTCTCGGCTTCCGCTGGCGGAATGCGAACACCCCGAAAGGTGTGACATCCACGAGCACGAGTACGGCGGGCGTGAAGGACCCTCTGACTTCCCGATCGTGACCACCGCTGCGGAAGATGGTCTACCGGCTGGCGGAAAACACAGCGGCAACTGCTCGTGCAGGGCATGCGAACCCATCCTGCCGGGTGAGGTCGCCACCATCCAGGTTCCGTCCTCGTTCATAACCCCTCGGCGGGTGCGGGATGACCCGCAAGCGTAGAACTGGTCGGCTGCGTGACCAATGGCCGGGGTGGCTGATCGCGTTCATTACGCTGACGGTCATCGTGGCGGGTATCGCGTCCGTGATTTACCGCACCAACTGAACAGTGTCAGAGCCACGCTGGAGACCGAACGGGTCGTTTGACGGGTGATTCCCGCCATGCGGCCCGTTTGTCGTCTGTACGGACCTCTGAACGGCTCCGACGGGTGGCGTACCGTGGGGCTATGCGTACGAACGACGACAGGAAACAGGGAGACAAGATGACAACGTCAGCACTCAAGACCACGTGGGTCTGTGACTGGACGCATTGGCAGGGAATGACGCTGCCCGCGTACGGTGTGGCCAACGAGGGTTTCGGCATGGTCAAGTTGAAAGCGGGCGGTGCAACGTCCGGGGGTCGGTTCTTCGAAGACCCCAAGTTCCACGAGAACGCCATCGCGCTCGTCAACGAACCCCGGCTGATCCCCGCCGCGTACTGGTACCTCATGCCGGGGCGTGCGACGGCGCAGGCGGGGTTGTTCTACGACATGTTGTCGGGGTATGGCGTCGGCACGTGGGCTGCTTTCTTGGACGTCGAGGAGCGGGGTCTGTCGTACGCGGACGTGCGCAAGTTCGGCATCGCCTGGGAACGGTTGACAGCCGGGCAACCGCTGGCGCTGTACACGTCACGCCGGGTGTGGAATACCCTCGGGATGGTGGACGGTAATCTCATGTTTCCGTTCTTGGAAGAAGCGCACTGGGTTCCGGAATCCGTGCGTCAGGATCCGGCTAGGCCGTATGCCAGCCAACAGGCGAAGGCCATTGATCCTGCCTGGTGGGACGTGAACTACGGGGGATGGACCCGTGCCAGCATGATTCAGTTCACGGACAACGCGCTGGTGATGGGCAAGCGCACCACGGCGTCTTTGTACCCGGGTACAAAGGATGAGTTGAGAAGGGCGTTGATGGCGGCATGAAGAAGACCATCGAGATCAAAGCCGATAGTAACGGGCAGATCACGTTTGAGCAGTTGGAACGGTTGGTCTCCCAAGCTCGAAGCGAAGGTGCCGGACCGCTCGGTACGAAGGTCAAGGGTACTGTTCGGTTCAACGGCACGTTGCGGGCGCTGTCCATCGAAATGGAGACCAAGGACGAAGACGACGCATGGCTCGCCCAACAGATGTGAACGATCTTCGTGCTGAAGTGTACGGACGGGAGATGCGTTCACTGTGTATGACCCCGTATGACGGGCCTGATCCTCTGGGGTTGGGTCCTTCGGTGTGCTTGATTCCCGATAGTCCGATAGGCAAACATGTTGGTGCTCATGAAGATACGTTCGGTCGGACGTGGGCGGGCGAGTATCGCGTGAGGCCACGATCGGTTACGATCACGCCGTTGGATAAGTGAACAAGAGGGGACGGAACCGAGGTGAAATCGACAGAGGAGGTGGGGCTGGTGTTCGGTACTCATCCGCTGGATGACGATGACCTGACGTCGGACATCGTTGAAACCGTGCTACGCAAGCGGATGGGTGAACGCAATCCCGCTGTGGGCGAGGTCACCCGCGATATCACAGATCGACTGCGTGCGTTCCATCTGGCCGAGACCGAACGGTGGTTGGCGTCTATCGGTGGGGCTTACTGGACATGAACGACGCAGAGTTACACAAGTTCGGAACCCTGGGGCCAAGCAACGCACGGATAGCAGAAGCATTGTGGCCCTTCAACCCCGGTTACCGGGCGCGCATCATGGAGACAGCGCGTCAGATCGGAGGAGAGGAATATGGCGGCTGGGTCAACATCGTGGTTCTCACGGCTGCGGCAGCACAATCGGGGGCCTCGCTCGGGACCTTCCGTGAAGTCCTCGCTGGCCGACGCTGGGCGATACGTCCGGGAGCGCGTCACGCCGGTGTCTCTGAGGAAATCCAGAACGGTGGCGATTCGCACTGGTGAATACGACGCTCTACCTTGGTCATACCGGTGCTTCGGGTGCAACATCTGGGGTCACGGGTACGGCACTGAAACTGGCGCGCAACGCGCATCCAACACGCACCGCTGTGGGCGGCTGCACTACAATGAGGTGAAAGCATGAGTTGGGTTGACGCGGTGTATGACACCGTAGCTGACGTCAATGTCCGAGAGACCCGTCTGGATCCTGGCCAGAGGGTACACGTGGACTGGGCAGTGGTGACGAACAACGGAGACCAACCGATCGACGTGGCCATCTGGATCAATCCCCGGCAGCCACACGTGAAGGTGTGGGATCCGACTGGAAGAAACAGCGCATCGATCGAAGCCACCTTCACGGGTGATGATATGCACTTGGAACGGGGCTCGCTGTCGGTTGACCGGTTGACGTCTCCGGCGTAACATCGATCGATGGTGGGGTAATCGGGGCCAGCCGGATTGCCTCACCGCCAACCGTGGCCCTCGCGATCCCCCGGTTGCCTTGGGGCTACGGTGCCGAGGGGGAGATGTGATCCCGTCTGTCGGGATGTTCCTCCCCCTCGGCTCATTCATGTGGTACGGTAGGGATACACCAACCACACGGAGGTTTGAATGGATCACGCACGTCAAAAGTCGCGCATCGGGGCGGTGGCGTTGCTGGTCGCGCTCGCGGCGTTGTTCGCGATGGATGTTGACTGGATGGGCGCCAACGGCGACGGCGGATGTGGCTGTGACGCGGCCATCACCTCGGCCATGATTTTGCTGGGGTGACCTGTGCCTTCTCCGCATCCCCCTCGCCCGTACCCGAAACCCAGGCCCCGGCCCGATCCGGATCCGAGGCCACGTCCGCAACCACACCCGAACCCGGAGAATTGACGGGCTTCGGTTTCTGGGGTTAATGTCAATCAATTCCCCGTACCTGTACTGCCGGATCGGCTGCGGGATCGGGTGCACAATGGGGCCATCGGGAGCACAGCGATACCTTGCCTTGGGTGTCGTGGATAACCCCCGGTGGCCCCTTTGCAGACCTCGGTTCAGTGTGACATGGTGGTACGCATGACGGCATTTATCTCATGGGTGTTCCGCATCGTACACGGGGATCTATACGCATCGGCTCGACACCGGATGACCCACAACGTTCCCGAGACAGCTGTGTACGTCGGTGATCGGAGAGGACGTCGGTATCGCAGGCCGGAGTACCGATGGATGGATCCGGCGTTACTATTGGCCCGTGTGCGTGAACGAGACCTGCACACGGCCACCCGGCCTATGCGGTGGTGGGAGCAGGAAAATGACACCCCGGATCTACGGCAGGTAATGGGAGGGTTACCAGCATGACGCAGCGGCACGGGGTGTGCTCGGTGTGCGAGATGGTGGTCGACCTTGACCAATACGGCCGGGTGGGTCGCCATTTCAATCCCAAAGACCAGATCCAATTCACGAACTTCGTTACCGATCCGAGCCCAGTTACGCAACGTCGTAAGTTTTGTATAGGAACGGGGGAGACGCCATGGGGAAGCGCATAGCGGCCGCTGGAGCCGTTGTGACGTACGTCGGTGGCGTGGTGTGGGTGTACCGCCGTTTGGGCTCGTACGGCGTTCTGACGCGGCCTGTACTGGGGTTTATGGCTGCCGGGTGGCCGGGCATCGCTGCGGGAATCGCGGTAACGTACGTCGTCCATACCGTCCGGGAGGGATTGCAATGATCTGGGTGTTCGTCGTCGTGTTCGGGGTGTTGATGGTGATTCTTGGGGGCCAGGCCGTCATGCTCTCGTCACTCCGCATGCGGGTGGCCGAAGCCGAGGACATTATCAAGGATCAATCCGAGATTTTGATTGGAGTGCACGACAGTCGGCGCACTTACGTGGCTGAACGGACGCGTATCTACGCAACGCGATGGGGAAAGGTCAAGGTAAACGCATGAGGGTAACGCTGGTCGGTTACACCGTCTCCCATACCGTCAACATGGAAACAGAGACCGAAGGAAAGTGGGTACCGGAAGGGGACGGGGACGCGGCGGACCTGATCGAATTCGCAGGCCGGCAGTGTTATGAGTCGTGGAACCGGCCGAACCCGGACACCGCTACTAACGTCGGGTACATCCGGAACCTGATGACCCAGAACCACCTGTCGGTGCTCGAACACGGCTCGTTGTCGTTCCGGGTGTCGGACGCGTCGCGATCTCTGACGCACGAACTGGTACGCCACCGGCATTTCTCGTTCAGCCAGGTGTCGCAGCGATACGTCAACCCGGTGGACAACGCGTACACTAGTCCATTGGACTACATCACACCGCCCCTGTTCGCGGGTGACCAGGTGGCCGAGAGTATCCTCACGCGGACGTGGATGGACGCGGTTACCGGGTACCGTGCGCTGCTGGTGCGCGCCGAACAGCGGTGCGAAGAAGAGGGTATCGTCGGTCACCGAGCCAAGAAGATGGCACGAGAAGCCGCACGCGCGGCGCTGCCGAACATGACCCCGACGTCCATCGTGGTCACGGCCAACCACCACGCCTGGCTGGATTTCTTCGGCAAGCGGGGTACCGTCGATGCCGACGCCGAGATCCGCGCGTTGGCCGTGGAGATGTTCCGGCAGTGCAAGAGGGCCGAACCCAACATCTATGACCGGTGGACGGTTGAGGTCGTGCAGATCGGCCGGATGAACACGGAGGTCATCGTCAATGCCTGATCCGGTCATCGAAATCGTGCCCAAGGGCGAAGAAGAACACCACGCTCGGGGCCGGTACTGTCCGTGCAACCCCATCGTCGAACCGGGTGAAACACCCACCGTCACCCACCGGTCCATGACGCCGGGAGACAACACCAGGCCGGTACGCCGTGGGTGAGCACCCGATGGAGAAGCGTTTCCCCGACAATGATGGGTGGATGTGGCTGGACACGGTACCGCAGGACGACCTCCCGCCGATGCCCGCTGGTGTGGCCATGGCCCTACGGGACTGGTGCCACAAGGAACATGGGCTGATTTACGGGCGTCACTACGTCGGGCATTTCCTGGATCTACTGGCCGCAGAAGGATACACGATCGAGCCAATCGCCGTCGCGAGCGCGCGATCATACACCACCCTGGAAACTTTGCAAATCGACCGTCGCCCGGCTGACGACGACGTGCTGACGGAAGGGCTCATCAAGGCCGAAGACCCCACGTGGGAACGACCGAACGATCCTGACGCACCCGTGAGATCGCTGGGCTAACGGGCATTCTGAACGGACCCGTAGCGGGATTGGAGTTGACAGAGTCACGAAGTGTTTGACATTATGCTGATCATTGGCCTCGGCTATACTCGGATGGCGGATTCCCCCGCAGGATGCGTTGGTTCCTGAGTGTAGTCGGGGCCATTACGTTTACCTGGATGCGATACCGGGCAGGTGGTCGTCCATGGTCAGTGCAGCAGGTGGGAAGAAAGGGTTCGTGTACTCATCGCGGCATGGTGCATACCGCGCGTTGCGAGCCAAAGGATTCAGCAAGACAGCCGCAGCCAAGATAGCCAATGCGGGTAACACACACGGCAAACGGGTTCGGATGGCCAAGAAGGCCGCAAGAACACGGAAGAGTCGGGGGAGGTAAAGCATGCAGGGCCGGAACCGTGACGACAGCAAATTGAGCAAGGACCCCCGGGCTATCCGTGCACGGATCCGGCGCAACGCGTACAAGGTCAACAACGACAAACTCGACGGTGACATTGACGCTTTGCTGGAAACGCAGGGCTATAAGCCGGTGTCTCAATGGACACTGGACGAACTGGCGCGGGGCAAGCCCAAGGACCCTGTGACCGGCCGTTACAAGACCGGTACCCCGGCTTGGATTACGCCACGTATCCAGACCGAGGTCAAGAAGCGTTTCCGTGAGGAAACGTTGAAGGGGTTGGCCAAGTACACCACCGCCGCGTTGAAGGTGTTGGGCGACTTGCTGATGTCGGAAGAAACCGACCACACCGGCAAGCCCATTGTATCGTCCAAAGACCGCATCGAGATCGCCAAGTTCATTGTCGAGCACACCATCGGCAAGCCCCCCGCCAAGATCGAGATTGGCGAAGACGAGTCCAAGTGGCGTTCAGTGCTGGCGGATTCGATGGTGCTGCCGTCCGGAGAATCGGATTACCATCCGGTGATCGATGGCGAGTTCGAGGAGGGCGACGATGACGACACCGAATGACGCCTGCTCCATGTGCAAGCAGGTGCACGGTGTGGATGGGTGGAACCCCCGGCACGCGCCCGTTCTTGATGGCGGTGGTGAATCGCTACCCAAGAAAAAGGATAAAGAAACGGTACCCGTGCAGGCAACGGTGTCTGCATGGCCTTTCGACCCCGTACTCCGACAGGCATTGATCGACAAGGGCGTGCTTGTCCCGCAAGACCTGCGTGATGCGGAAGAAAAGATCCGCGCGGTGACGTCGGCTACGATGGGGGCACCCGGTGGCGCTGACTGAACGCCAGATTGCGGCGCAGAAGGTGTTGGAAGAAGCCATTGACGAACAGCGCAAGGCGTTTCTTGACGGGACGGACGCTGACGCTCCTGAAATTGTGTCGGACTGGCTGCTGATCGCGGCGTGCGTCCGATACGACGCTGAGGGCAATGAATACGTCTCGTATCACATGGCTTTTCCTGGTGATCAGATGATGGATCACCGTGCCAAGGGGTTGGCTATGCACGCAATTTACATGCTCGAGCATGGAGAACGGGTGTACGGAGAGGAGGGCCGGGCAGAATGAGTGAACCGGTCGGTGCGCAGTACGGACTGGAACCCACACGAGACCCCAAGCAGATCAATCGGTTGCCGTTGAGCAGCCGGGATTTGGTGTCTGACTACGATTACCGCACGGGGTCCGAGTTCGGCGGTGTGCCGGGTATCATCCAACCACCTCCACACGTGCCCACGGCCGCTGAACGGCTGCACATGGTGCACGCTATCGATCCGACTGACGCCGGTACTGAACCGGATTCGGTTGTGCCTCCCGAGTTGGAGGGTGATTTCAGGTAGGGGGTGGATCCGGTGGGGGCGCTTGATAAACTTCGGTATTTCGCCAACACCGGATATCAGCCTCACGCTGGGCAGTACGCCATCCACACCACCCCGGCACGGTTCAAGGTGTTGCGGTGTGGTCGGCGCTGGGGCAAGACCGTGGCGGGGTCGAAAGAAGCCGAGGTTCGTGCCTGGTTGCCATCCCCGTTGACCGGCGATCCGCAGAAAGGGTGGATCGTCGGACCCAACTACACCGATGCCGAGAAGGAATTCGGCATGGCGTACGATTCGCTCCGCGCGCTCGGTGTGGACAAGGACAGCATTAGGTTCGTGAACAATAAAGACTCCGGTTCGATGCACATCAAAACGAACTGGGGCTTTGAATTGATCGGAAAATCTGCAGCGCACCCGGAAACGCTGGTCGGTGAAGGTCTCGACTTCGTCTTGATGGTCGAGGCAGGTCGTCACAAGCGGCGTACATGGGGTGAGTACATCCGGCCGGCGCTGTCCGACAAGCGCGGATCCGCGTTGTTCTCGGGCGTGCCGGAGGGGCGATCTCCAAACTCCCTTCTGTACGCGTTGTACGAACGCGGTCAGTCGTCTCGGTTCCCGCAGTGGAAGTCGTGGAAGCGTCCATCGTGGACGAACGATATTGTCTTCCCGGGGGGTCGCAACGATCCTGAGATCTTGGAAGCGGAATCAGACCTAACCGAGGACGAATTCGCACGGCAGTATGGTGCGGAGTTCCGAGACAAGGTTGGCGTTGTCATGAAGGAATATGACGACGACATTCACCTGGGTGACTTCCGGTATGTATCGTCGTGGGAAACCTACATGGCGATCGACTACGGCTTCACTAACCCGTTCGTTGTGTTGTTCATCCAAGTTGGACCGGCCGGACAGATTCGCATCATCCGTGAGGTGCGATACACTCAGGTAGACACCCCGGAAGTTTGTGACGACTTGCTCGCCAACCACGGACCGCTGGTGCGTGCGTCTCGGATGATGTATCCGGACCCGGCTGAACCTGACCGGACGCGAACGATGATGTCTCGGTTGAGGACCCCAGCAGCCAGCAACACGGGTGGGGAACTATCCACACGGATCTCGTTGATTCGTCGTGCGTTGAAAGTCAAAGATGTTGATCCGGTTACCATGCGGCCCCTCGGGTTACCGACGATTATGATTGACCGCAACCAATGCAAGGAATTGGCCTGGGAAATGCGCGAGGGGTACCGTTGGCCCGAGCACCGGTCCGAGACGCGTAATCCGGGTGAGAACCCGTTGGACAAAGACAATCACGGCGTAGAAGCGCTGGGTCGGTTCATGCGTGGCCGGTACGTGCCCGAAGGCGAAGTGTCGGAAACCACGGTGGCTACCGCGAGAATGGGATAATCGGCAGTGCAATGGCAAGACATGCCCTGCAATGAGTGGCAGGGAAGTCGTAACGAAAAAGGGTACGGTTACCGTCGGTATACAGACAGCCAGGGTCGCCGACGTACAGGAAAAGCACACCGGATTGAATGGGAACTGCACAATGGCCCCATTCCAGACGGGATGATGGTTCTTCACCGATGTGACAATCCCCCGTGTCGAGAGATAGCGCATTTGCGTCTGGGAACGGCCGCTGACAACGCGAAGGACCGAGACACCAAAGGTCGAAGCGGGTACACCAAATTGACTGACCTCGATGTGCAGGAAATCAAACGACTGCATGCGAGCGGCGTGTCGATCATGCGCATCAAGGGCGAGTTTGGCGTAGGTCGTCGTGCCGTAGAACGCGCGCTTGGTCGGGGGAGGTGAGATGGCAACGCTATTTACGCCGTACTCGACGGTGGCTTCTTTGTTCGGAGACAAGCCATCGTGGATTCCGGACGAACTGGAACAGGCACGTATCCAGGCCTACGACGCCTACGAACGGATGTACTGGACGGCTCCCGATACCTTCACCGTCAACATGCGCGGGTCGAACGACCTGCCCATCTACATCCCGAACGGTCGCGTGATCGTAGACACGATCAACCGCTACACCGCCACCTCGTTCGGTGTGGCAGTCAAGAACCGCGCCGGTCCTGAGGATTCGGAAGACGTGCTGGCCGCGCGGCTGGCGTTGTCTGATCTGATGAAACGCGAGCGGTTCCGTGCCAAGTTCAACGGGTCCAAACGGTACGGCCTGATGAAGGGCGATTCGGTCTGGCACATCACGGCTGACACCAACAAGCCGCAGGGATCTCGGATCACCATCACGGCGCTAGATCCGGGGATGTACTTCCCCATCTTCGACCCGAACAACGTCGACAAGGTGATTGGTTGCCGGTTGGTTGAAGCCGTTACCACGGCAGACGGTCAGCGAATCAAGCGGCAGACGTACCGGAAAACCGAGACTGGTCAGGTTACGGTCGAGGCCGGGATATACGAGGTCGAAACGTGGATGAACGACGATGCGCAGCCGGTCGAGCCGATCATCCCACTCGCTACACTCCCGGACACGATCACCGCGCTGCCGGTATACCACATCAAGAACTTTGAAGAACCCGGACATCCGTTCGGTTCTTCGGAGATGCGCGGCCTGGAAATCCTCATGACCGCCGTGAACCAGACCATCAGCGATGAAGACCTGGCGCTGGTGCTCGCGGGTGTGGGTGTGTACGTAACCACCGAACAGCCGGTGGATCCGGAGACCAAGCAGCCGGTACCGTGGCGCATCGGTCCGGGACGGGTTATCAAGTTGGGTAATCCCGAAGCACGGTTCGATCGAGTGGACGGTGTGAAGTCGGTGGTTCCGTTCGGTGACCACTACGACCGGTTGATTACGTCGTTGAAGGCAGCGGCCGCAACGCCCGATATCGCCATCGGGTCTGTGGATGTCCAGGTGGCGTCGTCCGGTATCGCGTTGTCGCTTCAATTGGGACCGTTGCTCGCTAAGGCCGGTGAACACAACGATCTCATCGTTGGCACGATGGATCAGTTCTGGTACGACTTGGTCAACGGGTGGTTCCCTGCATACGAGGAAACCACGTTCACAGATGTGGATGTGGCCTCGGTGATCGGGGACGCGGTACCGGTCGATCGTGAGAAGCGGTTCGAAGAACTGAACGACATGCTTGACCGGGGTGTCATCGACACCGAGTACTACCGTTCTGAGGCTGCGAAACTCGGGTATGTGTTCCCCGAGGGGATCGGAGAACGAGCGGCGGCAGAATACGCCGAACGCAATCAAGACCAGTTCGCCAACCGGGCGGATACGGAGTTGGGGGAAGACAATGGGGACGATACGGAAACGTAGGGTATGGCCTTGGGTCGTCGGCGTGATGGCGATCATATTGCTGGTGTGCGGTGCTGGTGTTGTTGCGGTGGCTGTGAACATCGAGCCCTCCGGACAACCGTTCGTGGTCGGACCCGCATCTCCGACGACGGGGGCTAAAAACAGTCCCCCAATCGTGCTGGAGGTGACGACCACCGGCAAGGGCAACGTGTCCTGGAACGTGAATGGTCAGGGTGGCTCGGACAATGGGGTTACCTTCCCCTACCGACGCGAACTGGGTCCGTTCGACAGCAACGCGGTGTTCGTGAGCATGGTCGCTCAGGACACCACCGGCAAGGGTGGATCGTTGCAGGGGAAGATCACGTACGGAGACAACGTGTATTCGTGCGAAGGGTCCGGAGCGTATGCGGTGGTGACCTGTACCGGAACGGGGTGAACCATGGCCGCTCCTAATCCGCTTCGCCGTTACCTCCGGGTGCAAACCGCAGCGGATCGGGAACTGGCCACCCGGTTGGAACGTGCCGCAAAAGATGCCCGTGCTCAGATTCGTCGGCTACCCAAAGGATCCATCCGTAGGGCCCAGTTGGAACGGGTTCTCAAACGGATTCAACGGGCGCAGGCGAACCTGTGGGCCAATGACGTTGCGGGTGTGGTGCGCAACGGGCGTGAAGAGGCCGTCAAGGCCGCCCAAGAGGCCGCAGACGCGTTAACACGTGAATTGTGGTCGCGGTTACCCGAACGGCAAGCGGAATCGCTTGACCGGGCGTTCAGGGTGTCGGCAGGTGAAGGCGTTGGTACCACACGACAACGTCGACAACTGTCCGCGCGTGTGATTGGTGCCGGCCGGATGTCACAACGTCGGCTGGATGCGATCATTCAATCTGCCTTGACCCGGCAACTCAACGCCGAGGAATTGGCCAGTGAGGTGTACAACCACATTAGCCCGTCAGTGCCGGGTGGTGCGTCGTACGCCGCGATGAGGATCGCACGCACTGAGATTAACAACGCGTTCCATCAACAGCAGATCGCGCAGGGCCAGCGGCCCGGTGTGGAAGCGATTGAATGGAACCTGTCGGGATCCCACAAGGTTCCTGACGAATGCAACAAGTACGCATCGCAGAAGCGGTTTCCCCCAGACAAGGTGCCCGATAAACCGCATCCGCAATGCTTGTGTTACCTCACATACGACATGGCCGATCCGGATGATTTCCTGGCCGCGCTCGAATCTGGGGATTTCGATGACCTACTCGCTGGTGCATGATGCGTCAGCACGAAAGGATCCATGATGGGTCGAAGGTTCACGCGTAGCGGCATGATGTCCATGATGGACACTCCGGAACTGCGCGGTCTTGCGGCGTTCATGCGCCGTGGACACTGGCTCCGCGATGGCGAAGGACATCCGGACGGCGGTGGAGATCCGGCAGAAGACCACCCGGACGACCCCGATGTTTCGGACGACTCCGACGATGACGGGGACGGCGAAGACGATGTCGGGGATGGTGACGAAGACAAGGACGACGACGCCGACCCCGACGACAAGCCGAAGTACAGTCAGCGCGAATACGACAAGATGAAGCGTCGTATGGTCGCAGCCGACAAGGCCAAGAACGCGGCGCTCCAGAAGTTGGCCGATCTTCAAAAGAACGGTTCGACGGAACTGGACAAGCAGGTCAAGGCCGAAATCGAATCGCTGCGCCCGAAGGCCGAGAAGTTGGAGAAGGACAACGCGTCCCTTCGACTGCAATTGGCGTTCGCAACCACCAAGGTCAAGGGTGTGGAATGGGTGGATGCCGACGCCGCCCTTCGTCTTATCGACCTGTCCGATGTGGACATCGATCCCGAGACCGGTGCGATCGACAAGCGCGATCTCGCGGCGGCTGCGCGCAAACTGGCCAAGGAAAAGTCGTACCTCGTCAAGAAGGCCGATACCAGCAATGCGTCGGCCGACGACACCAACACCGGTGGTGGTTCATCTGGCGCGCCGATGAACAGCCAGCGCAAGGGCAAGCCCAAGACGTCATCTCGTTCGGATCTCGCCAAGCGGTTCCCGGTTCTGAACCAACTGGGCGGCTAATACCGCCCACCCTCCCGAAGGTCAGTGGCCTCGGGAATCACCGAAGTCAAAAATCAACTATACCCGAGGGAGGGTAGACAGTGGCACGCATTGACAAGATCCCGCCGGGATCGTCGTTTCGCGCCAAGCTGGCCGTCGCGTGGCCTGCGTCCGACAAGGGCAAGGTTTACGCGGTCGGTCTCAACGCGTCCGGCAAGGTCGTGAAGGGTGCGGGTACGTCCGGCATTCTGGGGCTGTACTGCTCGAACGGAGCGCTGGCTGCCGACGAGGTCATCGACGTGATGAAGGAGGGGTCCGAACTCGCGGATTTCAACTTCCTCAACGATGGCACCACGGCGACCATCGCGGCCACCAAGTACTACGGTGTGCCGGCTGACGGGTCCATCACGGCTACGGCAACCGGCAACACGCTGGTTGGCATCACGGTCGAGAAGGACGGGTTCAACCGTCTCATCAACGCTTGCCGAGTGGCGTGACGGGAGGGATGAACATGACCAACACGTTGTGGAGCCCCGGTCGGGGGTACGACATCGTCCTGCCGGCTTGGGCCACTTCGGGTGTTCCCAAGCGCGGAATGGAACTCGTCAATCTGCGTGAACTCGGCATCCTGCCGGGTATCGCCGGTGGTGCGCAGGCGCACGGTTTCCACGCCGCTGACGACATCGTCACGCAGACGGCCGACGGTCGAGACCTGAACCAGGTCTGGACTGACTTCATCAACCTGCTGAACGCGGTCAACAGCCAGCGGCAGGCGTTGATCGGCTTCCTGTCCACACCGGTTTCCAGCCCGCTGGAAATGGTCGCCCAGCCCGGCGACGGTGTGGAGATGGAGGAATCGTCGGAGTTCGGAGAGCCGACCGGTTCTCGGATCGAGCCGACATACTTCAACATCGGGTACCCGTTCAAGTGGTACGACCTCGGTGCGCGGTACTCGTGGCGCTACCTGGCCGATGCCACGGCGGCGATGGTCGAGTCCGTGGCCAACGCGGCGGTGGAGGCGTACCTCCGGCGTCAGTTGAAGGAATTGTTCCGTTCCATCTTCAACAACGTCAACACGACGACCAACATCCGCCAGCAGGCGTACACGGTCTACCGGTTCTACAACAACGACGGTGTGGTTCCCCCGACGTACAAGAGCAACACGTTCCTCGGGTCGCACAACCACTACCGGACGACCGGTGCCGCGACGATCAACGCGGGTGACCTGGATGAGATGATCGACGATTTCGTCTCGCACGGGTACGGGTTCGAGAACGGTTACCGGACCGTGGTCATGGTCCACCGCCAGGAAGGTGATGCGATCCGGACCTTCCGGAGCACCGCCAATGGCGGTACCGGAAAGTACGACTTCATTCCGGCGCAGGGCCAGCCTGGCCAGATCATGGCCGTCAACCAGCAGATCATCGGCCAGTCCCAGCCGAGCAACACGCTCTCGGGCCTGAACGTGATCGGTTCGTACGGCAACGCGCTCATCGTTCAGGACGACTGGATGCCGGCCGGTTACATCATCGGCTTCGTCACCGGTGGTACCGACAACCTTTCGAACCCGATTGGCCTTCGTGAGCACAGCAACGCAGCTCTTCGGGGCCTGCGGCTCGTGAAGGGCCGGCAGGCGAACTACCCGCTGATCGACTCGTTCTGGACGGCTGGGTACGGGTTCGGTGTCCGGCACCGTGGCGCGGGCATGGTCATGCAGGTGACGGCTTCGGGTACGTACACCATCCCGGCTGCGTACGCATAACCAGACCGGAGGGTGGCCGGGACTGAATCACTTCCCCCGATCCGGGTTTCGGCCACCCTCCCTGACCGCACACGAAAGAAGGAAACATGCGCGATCTCGACCCCGATCCGAAGAACTGGTCCGATGACGATCGGGCTTGGGCTGCGCAGCGTCCGGAACAGTACCCGGACGCGGCACCCGAGACCGGTCCGGATCCGTCCGTCGTCACCCTCGACGCTGCTGCCACCGGTGCGACCGTGGCCGAGGACGACTACGACACGTGGAACCTCAACGAATTGAAGAAGGAAGCCAAGGACCGTGACGGGCTCGTGGCCCCGACCGGCGAGCAGGCGAAGTCCAAGTACGCGTGGATCGACGCGCTGCGCGAATGGGACCGGCAGCACCCCGTCGCCTGACCACACCTACCGTTGGCCCGCTCAGCGCCACGTACAGACGTTGGGCGGGCCATGGGGTACCGATGACACCGGAATGGGGGGGGGATCATGGCCTCTGCGGACGAACTGGCGGCGCTACGCCGCGCAACGGACACCACCACCGCCGACGCGGTGTACACCGATGGGCTGATAACGCCGCTGATCGACTCGCTGGGGGTCAACGGGGCGGCTGCCGTAATCTGGCGCGAGAAGGCCGCCAAGTACGCGGCTTTGGTCAGTACGACTGAAGCCGGTTCGTCGCGGTCCATGTCGGATCTGTACACCCATGCCAAGGAAATGGCTGAGATGTACGAACGACTGGCTGCAAACGAAGAGACCCCGGTGGACACCAGCGCCGGCTACACGTTCACCACCGAGATCGAGCGGGTATAACCACATGGCTGACGGATGGAGCGGCCCCCTTCCCGTTCAGCAAGATGACGGGGGCACCAATTACGAACTCGGGGACGACTACACAGTCAACGAGGACATCACGATCAACAGCGTCCGGGTGTGGCACGGTACGAGTAGCAGCAACGTGTCCGGTCGCAAGGGCCGGGTGTGGACAAGTGCGGGATTGCTGCTCGCTGAAGCCCCAATGGATGCGGTACTGCCAAACGGCTGGACATCGTACGATCTGGTGGAACCGTTGGAGCGGTTGGCTGGGTCGCTGATCGTTGTCTCGTACACCACGCAGCGGTTTTACGGAGCCGTTCCGGGGAGTTACCCGCGATCGTCAGCAGACCTTGCGGTAACGGCTACCGGAGGTCGGTTCATAGAATCGCCGCTGGGGCTGTTTCCGAATACGCTTACCGGTACGTTCTACGGCATCGACATCCAGTACACTCCGGGAATCGGAGGTAACCAGCCCCCGGTCGTGTCTGCGGTTGTTCATCAGGTGTCCGCGTTGACTGTGAATCTAGTGCTGACGACGGTTGACGAGGGGTCCGTCTCGTACGTCATCGAATGGGGTGACGGTACCCAGACGTCCAGCGGTATGACGTCACATCTGCACACATACGCTGCGCCTGGAACGTACGTCGTGCTGGTCACGGCTACCGATCTACCCGGTCTATCTGATAGCACAGCGGTTATTGTGGTTGTCCAGGGCAACGTGTCCGAGGAAACGATCGCTAATCGCCGTATCACACAGGCATTCATCGACGCACGCCCGACCGTGGTCACGTTGATTCCTCGGGAGCGATACACCCTTGGCACTGGTGCGTGGAAGTGGCGTAAGTTGGAACCACGCCCGGATCAGATCATGCGCATCATCGAACAAGGTCCACCCGAGGTGTTCACCGTTCAAGACGGTACGCAGCGCCGGATTGACTATGTGTTGCTGGCTGCCTGGGATGCGTCCATCGCCAAGGGAGATGTGTTCATCTACGACGGTGACACGGTGGAGGTCATTGAGGTCTACCACAACAATGGATATGAGGTCAGGGCAGCGTTGGAACGCCGCCTTGACCCTCCGTCGGGAGTGTGACATGGGCTTCCGGATTGACCGGGACACCTTGACGGCATCGCTGGCTACGATGGATTCTCGGGTACAACGTGCGGTCAACTTGGTGTTCGACTACATGGAAACCGCCGCAGAATCCAAGATGCGTGCAGACGCACCGTGGACTGACCGAACCGGTAACGCTCGTGCTGGTCTGCGTGCTCGACACATCGAAAGTGGTGGTGACCACACCCTGGTCCTGTTTCATACGATGGACTACGGGGTGTATTTGGAGGTGTCGCACGACGGTCAGTACGCCATCATCGGGCCAACACAGATCTGGGCTGGGGTGCAACTCCAGCGGTTGTTGGAAGCGGCCGTTGGCAGAGCGATGAGGGGGTCGGCATGAGAGCGTTGATTCGTCAGACGTTGGTGAACGACGCCGTGCTGGCTTCCAACGGGCTGATGCCCTCGGCCATCGTGTCCGGTGTGGCAGATTCCATGCAACACCGCCCGTTCCTGAATTTGCGGTTCGGTGACGACAACCCGGGGCTCGGGCCGATCACCCGTCGCAACCTGGTGGTGTGGTGTCATGATGAGCCTGACGATTACACGCGCATCGATGCGATTCTGCTGCGTGTGCGTGCGGTGCTGGAATCGTTGAGCGGAGCCACCATTGAAGGTGGAAACGTGATGCAGATTCATTGGAGAACCAGTTCGTCGGATCTGTCCGACACGGACCGAGGCACGATTCTGAGAACAGCCACATACGAGATCGTGGGGAGGTGAAACATGGAACGAAAGGGTTACGTCCGTTACGCGGCACCGACCCAGTTCAACACCCGTACGATCACCAAGCAGAACTGGCTCGACACGGGTGTCGAGGACATGGACTCGGTTCACTGGGGGCCGGAGAACAATTGGAAGGTCCCCGCGAAGCGGTTCTCGGTCGACGCCTGGCCGATCATCGAGGCGGATTCGTCGCTGGTGTACGAAGGAGGCGACGATGACCGAGTTGAGGTGTCCGAACCGGAAGCACGGGATGCTGCTGCAACCGGCAAGGACAGAAGGAATCGTTGAGTTCGTATGCCGATCCCGGCTGTGTGGCCATGAGGCTGGGGTTGTCGTTGTGCTCCACACCTTCTCTGTCATGACGGGTGACCTACTGGAAACCCGCAAGTTCCAACAACCGGGAGGGGCGCATGCCGCTCGACACTATCCCGATCCCGTACGGTCTGCGTGACGTCAAACTCATTCCGTACACGGATCTGGCCGCAACCGTGCTCGCTGCACAGAAGATCGACCTGCCGTACGCGCAGTCGTTTTCGTTCAGCGACACCGAGGAGTACACGGACCTGCGTGGTGATGACAAACTGGTCACCTCGCACGGTCAGGGTTCGCAGGTAGAGTGGGAACTGTCCCACGGAGCGATCTCGCTGGAGGCGTACGCCGCGATGGCAGGCGGCTCGGTCAACACCACCGGGACCACACCCAACCAGGTCAAGCGGTACAAGAAGAACGTGCAGAACCAGCGTCCGTGGTTCCTGGTAGAAGGCCAGGCCATTTCGGACTCTGGTGGAGACCTTCATGGCGTCGTGTACCTGTGCCGCGTGACCGGCGAGATCCAGGGCGAATTCAGCGACGGTGAGTTCTGGGTCACCGAGGCATCCGGCAAGGGTTTCCCCGCTCGTGCTGCGGGTCTCGGGTCGTACGGCAACGTCATCGACGACCTGTACGACTTCATCCAGAACGAGACGATCACGCCGATCTGAGACGGAGGATAACATGGCTGATCTCACGGCGCAGATTCGAAAGCCGGGTATTCCGGCAACGGCACCGAACTACGTGGCCGTCAATGCGACGGATTTCTTCACGGCAAAGGCCGGTGCGCGATACCGGCTGCATTACAAGAACGGCGCTACGGTCGGTACCGGAACGTTGAAGGTGGGCGACCCGTCCACACCGATCCCGCCCGGATCTGGTCTGGCTGCGGGCTTCGCAGACGTCACGGTGGCCACGAACATGGCTGCCACGTCGGAGGCTGTCGCCATCGTGTCCGGTGCGCGGCACGTGGACGGAAACGGCCGCATCAACCTAACACACGGCGGGACGATCACCACGATCACCGTCGGCATCGAGGAAATTCTGTAACAACCAAGCCAAGGAGCGCGGAGATGCCATCGGCTGACATCAACGACGTCTGGGCGCAGCAAGCGCCGGTCGGAACCATCGAAAACCTCACCCTCCCTTCCGGGCAGACCGTCAACGCCAAGCGGGTGGCTGTCCAAGACCTCGTCCTGGCCGGTGTGGTCGGGGAATCGGACGCGCTGACTCAGTTCGTCCAGAAGTACCACCTGACGTCTGCGAAAGCCAAGCCCGACGCCGCTATGAAGGCCGCACTGGACGACCCCAAGCAATTCGGTAACCTCATGATGATGGTGGACCGGATCATGCCCCATGTGTTGGTGGACCCTTCGGTCATGCTGCACCTGGTGGACATCGTCGACCCACCGCGCGGCGCACCCAAGACACGGATGATCCCGGTGGATGAGCGACAGCCCGGCGTCATCTACACCGACCAGATCCCGTTGACGGACAAGGTCTTCTTGCTCCACTGGGCCATGGGGGACGTCAGCCAGGCCGTGGGGTTTCGTGAAGAACCCGCGCCTGCTGTGGCAAATGTGGAGGATGTCGCAGGCATACAGAACACCGCCCAGCGCCCTCCTCGGAATCGCAAGGGACGCAAGCGGTAGTCACCTGGCTTTTGCCATCGACCGGGCGGTGTGGGTATTTGGCACTGCGGTTGAGGACGCAATGGAACGGGCACAAACTTCGCTCGGTAAGAACCCCAAGCCACCCCAAGTTCAAGCGGCACGATTGGCCGTGCTGAATAGCGTTCTAACCACACCCGACGATGAGCCACGACCGGGACAGTTCCGGGATCCTGCCGCTCTAGCACGCCCGAGGAGGTGACATGGCCGGGGGCAGCATCGGATCCGTACACGGAACCATCACCATCGAATACGACGCTAACGGCGTCGCTCGTGCACGGAACGAACTCGGTCAGTTCGTGTCGATGTCGGAACTCATGGGTGAAAACATCGACCGGAATACCAAGCGAGGCGCCAGGGGGTTCAACCTTTTCGGGAAAGAAATCCTGAAAATCTTCGGGTACATCGTGCTGGCCTCGTCTGCTATGGTCACCTTGGCCAACGGTATCAACGTCATCATCCTCGCCGCTGCCGCGTTGGGTCAAGCCGTTGCGTCGGGGCTCGGTGTCCTGCCCGGTATCATTCTCACCGTAGTGGCGGCATTCGCCATCTTCAAAGCGTCGATCGCTGGCGTTGCGGATGCGTTGAAGGCCGCCGCGTCTGGTGATGCGGACAAGTTGAACGAAGCGTTGAAAAAGTTGGCGCCATCGGCACAACAGACGGTGCTGGCATTTCGTGACCTGGTAACGGCCGCCAAGCCGATTCAGCAGGCCATGCAACAGGCGTTCTTCACCGGCATTGCTCCACAGGTGGCCGGGATCAGCCGCGCTATTCAACTGCTCGGACCAATGGCCGCACAGGTTGCCGGATCGATGGGTGCCCTGGTTCGCGAGGCGTTGGGTATCGCCCGGGTGCCCGGTGTGGTGGGTCAGGTCAATTCTGTGTTGTCGGGGTTGAAGGGATTCCTGGACGGAGTCAAGCAGGGGATCACGCCGCTGCTTACGGGATTCTTCCAACTGGCCGCACAGGTGGGCACGTTCGGGACTGTCCTGGGTGACACGTTCGGTAAGGCGTTGGCCAAACTGGGCGAATTCATGCAGGGGATCAACCTGGCCGAACAGTTGGATAGGTTGGGCGCGGTCATTGCACCGATCATTCAACTGTTCAAAGACCTTGGATCCATTGCCAGTTCCGTGTTCAATGCGTTGACGTCGGGTGGCGGTAACGCCCTTGGTGTCATCGGTTCGCTGGTGTCCAAGATCGCGCAATTCCTTGACAGCGCAGCCGGAGTGGCGGCTCTGAACGCGTTGGGCCTGGCCATGCAGATGATCGCTGGGGCTGCCGGTCAGGCGTTGTTGTCGTTGCTGTCCGCGATCGCTCCAGCCATCACGGCACTGGCGCCTGCGGTTGGTGTGCTGGCAACAGCGTTGGGCACGATCTTGGGCGCCGCGTTCCAAGCCCTCGGTCCTCCGGTTACTGCGCTCGTCCAAGCGTTGGCCGGGGCGCTGATGCCGGTGCTCCCACAGATCGCACAGGCGTTTGCTACGTTGGCACCCACCATCGGCAAGATTGCCGGTGTGGTTGGTCAGGTGTTGGGTCCACTGCTGGCCGGATTGCTTCCGGTCATCGGTCAACTGGTGGTGGCTCTTGGCGAAGGATTGAACGCGGCATTGACTGCGGTTCTGCCGGCGCTGGAAAAGTACGGAGCCACGTTCTCGAAACTGGCTGCGGAAATGCTGCCAGAACTCATCCCACTCATGACTCAACTCGGACGGGTGTTTGTAGAACTGGCCCCGTTGATCGGCGCAGTTGCCAACGTGCTGGTGGGCGTGCTGGTGCCGTTGATGGAGGCATTCAGCCCGGCAATCTTGCTGGCTGTCGGTGCGATGACGGGCCTTGTGTCGGTGTTCGCTACGGTCATCGGGTGGATTAGCAACCTGGTGGCTAAATTCCTTACGTTGAACAACATCCTCAACATTGTCCAGTCGTTGGTTGCTGGCATTGCTGCCTTGTGGCAGTGGTTGTACAACGTGCTGATCGGTAACTCGATCATTCCCGACATGATCAACGGCATCTTGTCGTGGTTTCGGATTGCGGTGTCTGGCGCGCAAGCCATCTGGTCCGGGCTGATGGGCATCTTGTCCGGGATCTGGAACGCCATTGCCGGCGTGGCCAGCGCGGTGTGGAACGGCATCGTCAATACGATCCGCAACGCAGTGAACCTGGCGCGTGCTGCTATCCAAGGACTGTCGGCATTGCCGGGTATGGTCGGTGGGTTCTTCCGTGCTATGGCCTCGGCAGCATCGTCGGCCATCGGGTCGCTGATCGCGGTTGCCCGATCAATCCCCGGTCAAGTGCTTGGTGCGTTGGGTAACCTTGGATCGTTGTTGTACAACTCCGGTAGGGCTATCATTCAAGGCCTCGTTGACGGTATCCGGTCGATGATCGGTGCAGTTTCATCGGCTGTGTCCTCCGCCATGAGCGCGGCACGTAACCTGTTGCCGTTCTCTCCGGCGAAGGAAGGTCCATTCTCCGGACGCGGTTGGACACTGTATTCTGGCCGGTCTATGATGACCGATCTTGCTAAGGGGTTGTTGCAGGGCCGTGGTGCGGTCCAAGCCGCGTTGTCCGGCACGTTGGCGGGATTGAACACGGGAATCGGTGTTGGCGTCTCTGGGGCCATCTCAGGGGCCTCTACGGGGGCAACCACACCGGTCGGCACGACGTTGACCGTGCACCAAACGGTGAACGCTCTACCGGGTATGGACGCCCGGCAGGTTGGCGCCTTGTCCATCGAAAAACTGGCGTTCGGTTTGAGCACCGGTACGTCGTCTGTCGTGGGAGGGTGACGTGCCTACGATTTTCAACGACAAGGTTACTATCGGAGACCTGGTTTTCAACGACCTGGCCGAGTATCCGGAAGGGATTGTCGGACGGGGCTGGGGTGTCGATGTGCTGGATGGCTGGCGCAAAACTCCCCCTCTGGACGCCCCGTATACAGAAATCGGCTTGGTTGACGGTGAGATTCCCGGAGAATTCTTCGCCGCGAAGGGGAAATTCCTCAACGTTGGTGGCTGGGTGCATGCGATCGACGCAGCCACAGCGGATGTTCTCTGGGATCTCATCGTCCTCGGGTTCCGACGTAATGAAGAACTGGTGTTGACTCGTTACGAATCGATACCCAAGTTCATGCGGGTACGACGGGTCACTGAGGTTGATCGAGTTGATACGTCACCCGAGTCGTTTCGGTGGGCAACCACGGTCAAGGCCGGGGACCCGTTCAAATACGCGCTGACTCCACTCACCGGATCGGCCGGAGTGGCGGGTCAGTCGTCTGGTGGCCGTACGTACAAGCGAACGTACCCACTCACCTACGCGACAATCACCAGCGGCGAATCCAACGCGGTGGCACTCACCAATGCGGGACAGGCCGATTCATCGCGATTCACCGTGACTTTGAGCGGTCCACTCAACAAGGGTGGTTGGCGTCTGGTCAACGAAACCACTAACGAGACAATCAAGTTCGACATCGGCTTACTTTCGACTGACGTTTTGGAGATCGATTTCCACAACGAAGTTGCGTTGTTGAACGGAGCGCCCGTCACGGTCACCATCATCGGTGACTTCTTTCGGCTGGTGCCCGGCGTCAACGTGTTGAAGGTGTATGCCGACTTCGACCCCAGCGCGGGGTTCGACGTTACCGGATACTCCGCCTGGGAATGAGGGATCATGGGATTGAAGGTTGAGCCCGCATACATCGGGCAAACGGGGTACCTCCACCCGGTCGAACTGGACCGGAACTTGCTGGAGGGTTTGTTTCAGCGGTCCGGAGGCATCCGGTACGGCGACTTCGCCATTTCGCAGGGTGTGGGTACGAGAGCAATCGCGATCGCGCCTGGCCGGTACTTCGTGCTGGGTCAAGAGAATGCACAGCAGGGCGGGTACTTCGCGTGGTCGGACGCCACTGAAACCTTCTTGTTGGCTGCTGCGGTGGGTAACCCGCGCATCGACACGCTGCTTCTTCGCATCATCGACGATCAGTACGGATCCATTTCTGGGGCACCACGGGCAGAGTTCGCCGTTGTGCAGGGTGTGGCAAGCGGTTCACCGACTGCCCGCCCGGACTCCGACTTCAATGTCGGTGGCTCGTTCTACATTCCGGGTGGTTGGGCGCGCCTGGGTGACGTGCGCGTGAACGTAGCTGACACGGGGTCGATTCCTCCCGGCCAGATCACCACACGGAACCGGTATGTGCGTCCACCCAATTCTATCGTGTTGTGTCTTTCTACCGATCGTCCGTCAGATCCGGTGTTGGGTGACGGTATTTATGAGATTGACACGGGTTTCCGGCGTACCTGGAATGGATCTGTCTGGCGTCAATCCGAGCCGTGGGTGTCCAGTCAGGTGTTGGGCTCAACTGCCGCTTCTGTGACCATCTCCAACATCCCGACCACCCTGAAAACTGTGCGTTTCAGTTGCACGGTCAGGCACGACAACGCCAGCGTGTATCAAGATTTGCTGATGCGCATTGGCGGAGACACGGGTGCCAATTACCGGTGGGCAGGAAACTTCATGCAGGACGCCGCTTTGGGCGGTGCCAACGCAATAGCGCAGACATTTGGCCGAGTGGGGTTCGTGTGTGGAACTACTGTGGTCGCTGGGCAGTACACCACGGCTGAAGCTGTGTTTCAGGGATGGAACTCCCCGCACGCAAACAATTTGACAGCGATGGTTCGTTCTGGTTTCACCGGTACCGTGGGCGGTCACATGTTGACGTGGCATGGAGCCCTGACGTACCACGGATCCAACGCTTACACATCCCTTACCGTCCTGCCCGGGGCGGGATCCTTCATAGCGGGCTGCCAATTCGTGGTAGAGGGATGGGAATAAAGGAGAGGGGGAAGAATGAAAGTCAACGGAGGGCCGTGGTCGGATCAAGACGACATCGAACTCGGTGACAACCACATCGGTCTGGTGCTTGTGGATCGGCCCAACAACCGTGTTTGGATCTACGATCGAGTCGATACTCCGGACGGGGTGCAACTGGACGTTCGGGAAAGCGATGGTCGACCGATGGACGACGAGAAGCGGTTCGTGGCCGGGGAAGACTCCAAGTGGATGGTTCGCGTCGTGGATGACGCCGAAATCATCGAGGAGGTGGGGCTATGACGGCCGCACCATCGTCGGCCCTGGTGTGGGAGGTTGCGGCGTTCGATGCGCTGCCCGATTATCCTTCATCCACACCGGCTGGCATCAACGGGGATCAGTCTCACTTCGGGGCGAACACGTACCACATCGGCATCTCGGAGCTTCCCAACCCGGGCGGGTACACCAATCGCACGTGGGAAGACAAGATGCCCGCCGCTGGATCTTCTTGGCATTCGTCTGCCACGGACGAGAGCATGTCCACAGCAGACATGGTCAAGAACTGGAACCGTCACCTGGTGGTGTTCAACGACTCCACCGACCCGCGCCGTCAGTACATCGCAGAATACATCGGATGGAACGGCGTTGGTGAAGCGGAACGCCTTGACTTCCAGGCCAACACGCGGACTGTGGCCAGTTCTGATCACAAGTGGCACCGGCATCGTGCCAAGCGCCGCCGGTTCTACAACAGCATGGAGGCGGCGAAAGCCTGCATTTCCATCGACAAGGGCGAGACAAAGCAGCAGTACCAGGCGTCGATCGGGCAAGCGCCCGCTGTGACGACGACAGGAGGACAAGACGACATGAGCATGGTTCACAAGACCGTAAGCGGAGTCACGACTTACGCCGTGGTGACACCGGGCGGCTGGACTGAAATCCTCCCCCCGAACCAGAACACGGCCAACGCTGTCTCGGTCGCGACCGGAGCCAGCATCGGGTACGCCACCCCGGAAGCCTACGACGCGGCCAAGAACTGGTGGAACGCCAACGTCGTCCCGGCGAACACCTCTGCTGGCGTTACCGACGCCCAGGCCGCTGCGATGGCAGACAAGATCGCGGCTGCCGTGGTCGCCTCGGACACCAACGAACTCACGGAGGCTGATCTGGCCAGCGTGACCGAGGCTGTCAAGCAGGCGTTCCGCGAGGGAACGGTTTAGTTCAATGGCCACAAGGTACCGTTACGTGTCATGCCATCCGGTCCTCCGGAATCAACTTGACCCGTCTCTGAGGTTGATCGATCCCGAGTGGTCATGGGTGGTCGGCGGTAACGGTACCTTGACGGCTAAGGTAACCGTCCCTGAATTCACCACACAGATCGATCAATTACGGGTTGCCACCCAGCCCAAGCAAGCGGCGATCTACGTACGTGACTCGGACGGGAACTACCCCTGGGGTGGCGTGGTCATCAAGCGCAAGTGGTCGCGCGCTTCGAACCAGATCACACTTACCTGCATGGAATGGCGCGCCTGGTTCTACAACATCATCATGGGACCGGGCGACACCACAGACACGTTGTACACCTACACGAACACCGATCAACTGGTTATCGCACGCAACCTCGTAGCTGATGCGACAATCGGCGGTACGGCTGTGGGTGTTCCGCCCATTCTGACTAACGCATCGCTCATGTCCGGAAAGAACCGTGACCTGTCGTTTGCTGGCACACAGATGAAATTGCTTGGTCAGCAAATTGACACGATCGCAAACCGGGATGGCGGATTCGAGTGGAGTATTGAGTGCAAACCGGGGTCTCTGGATGGATTGCCTCAACTGTGGTTCGTACCGTACTTCCCCGAACGGGGTGCTCAGGCCAGCGGTGTGTCGTTCCGTGCTACCGAGAGTGGACACGGCAACTTCATTCCGGGTGACGTCGAAGAAGACATGTCATCGCGATACGAACGGTTCTGGACAACGGGCGCGGGTCAAGCACCAGACGCCACCTGGTCATCCGACCAGGACCCCGAACTGGCTACTGGATCGTATCTCCGGTTCGACGGAGCGGCGTCATACAGCACCGTGTCAGAACGGTCTACGTTGTCCAGTCACGCCCGGCGTAACCGGAAATTCTATGCTCCGGGTGTGAACCTGGTACAAGGCACGGTTCCGTTCGAAAAAGTCAATCCAGACACGTACGGGATCGGAGACCGGGTACGGTACCGCGTCAAGGACCGCTGGGTGGACATGGACTTGTCTTCTGTTCGTATCGTCGAAAAGAAAATGAACATGGCGGGCGCTGGATCCGCGATCGTGACGCTTGATACGACAGATGTCACGCTACCCGAGGTGGATACGGGGGGTGGTGTATGACGTCGTTACAGAAGTCCAACGACCCATACAACATGTTGCTTCGGCAGTTCGAAGAACTGAAGCAACGGGCTACGGATGCGCTGGTACGTCCGTATACCGTGCCTGTGGTGTCGGAAGACCCGCCAGAAACGGATCCTACCAACCTATGGATGTTTCCCGACGGACGGCTCCGTGGTCGCCACAAGAACACCGCAGGCACCGCGTTCGTGTACCGAGAATGGGTCACATCCACACCGGGCACAGATACGTCGGCCACAGCGCCGGCAACGCCCCCGACCACACCGATCACGCAGCAACAGGTGTTTTTGGCTCAGTGGTCGCAGTCGTACCGGTCTACGGGCGCCCAGCGTACAGACCAGGGTGCAGTGATGTTGTACTACGGGTCGTCTGGTGACTCGTTCAACGGCATGAACCGTTCGCTGATCGGGTTTGACTTCGCGACCATCGCGGCGGCGCTGGCAGGATCCACGGTGAACTCGGTGTACCTGCGACTGGTGAACGTGCATGCGTGGTACAACTCCGGGGTGAACATCTACTTCGGAATCCACAATTTCTCGTCCAAGCCGGGCTCGTGGACGGGGGGCGGCATCCCCGCGCAACGCGTCGTGAACCACAAGTTCGGCAAACCGCAAGAACGTACAGTCCCGATGCCGCTGGCGTTCGCAACCATGATCCGGGACGGTACCGGCAAGGGAATCGCCATCGAGGCCCCCGACAGTTCGCGTGAGTTTTATGGATACGCGGCCGGTGTGGGCAGCGGTTACAACGTCCCCGCTTTGATCATCAACTACACCAAGTGAGGGGACAGCGTGCGTGACGAGAGAAGCAAAAGTCAAGCGCTGGCTGCTGGACATAACGGCACTGGGCCTCGGGTCCGGCGGCTTCATCAACGAAGTGTTCATCAAGGACAAGGGCGAATTACTGTTGATCCTGTTGTTCTTCGCCATGGTGGTATATCCGGGCGCGGTAGCAGCGTTCGTACTTCGCAGCCAAGGCGCGGAAGTTACAACTGGACCGTCCTCGCCCTCTCCGCCTGCATCACCGCAGCCGCGATCGTCGTCCTCATCATCAAATGGGTGACGGTATGAGCGAACCCGAGAAAGTGCCGTTGAAAAAGGCACCACGCGGTCCGGTTGTGATAGAGATCAAGGGTTGGTACCCGATCGTGATGCTCGGCTTCGTGCTGTTGCTGGTCACGTTCGGGAACGTCATCTACACCAATCATGTCGATGGAGAACGTCGACAGGCGGAACGCGAGGCGTTAGCCGCCGTGCAGCAGGCGGAACGGGAAGCCGACCGTCGCTGGTGCACCTTGATGGGGTTGCTGGACAGCGCATACAGCAATCCGTCCACACCGCCCACTACGGAACTCGGTCGTGCGGTGGCGAAGGCAGTTCATGACATCCGGGTTGATCTCGGATGCTGATTGGAGAGCATGATGAAGATTTTCGGTAGGGAACCCGCAGCCATCGTGTCGCTTATTACGGCACTCGTCGCGTTGCTGGTGGCGTTCAATTTCCCCGGCCTGTCGGCTGAAGCCGGCGCTGCCGTGGTGACATTCCTCGGTGGCGTCATCATTGCGGTGACCACGCGGCCGTGGGCGCCCGGTCTGTTCGCGGGTCTGGTGGCGTCGGGTGCCGCGCTGGCCGCTGGCTGGGGATGGCACGCCACGGATGCCCAGGTCGCTTCGGCTTCGGCACTCGTCATGGTCGCGTTCTCGGTGTTCGGCTCGCGTCCCCAGGTGACCCCGATTAGCGACCCCAAGGTCGTGGATGGCGTCGTGGTGACGTCTGGTCCGGTCAAGCAATAGACGTTTCTCGGGCGGGATGGTGCCCCGGACTGGCGGTTGATGGGTGGTCAGCCGTCGGTCCGGGGCCAGAAGAGTAGTTACTGAAGATCGTACCCCTCGGGGTTACGAAAGATGCGTGGTGTGGCGTCACGCGGTAGCAAGTTGATCCCGAACGTGTCGAGGAGGATCCGGTGCAGCCGATCACGAAAACCGTGCTCCCGCTTATTGCACCCACCGTGCACAATGTGCCCGAACTTGGGATGCCGGCCGTACCCGTACCGCTTGTTGGTGGTGTGGGGACAGGTCCATCCTGGGCATTCTACGTCCTTAGACGAAGGAAAACGATATAGGCCGACTACTTTGCCGATCCCGACGTCCCGGTTGGCGTTCTCTTCTTGTAATGCCCGCACGATGGCGGGATCGTTGACGTACACCATGGCTACGTACGGCACCAGCGGCCCCCAGAGACGATAACGCGCATGCGCGGTTGGTTGGTGTGGCCACAATACCCCGACGCGGCTCCGTGGCTCACGGCGGCGCTTTGACAGATTGAGCGGGAGGGGTATACGTTAGTGAGCGTTGCACACCACCCAAACGAAGGAGAAACGTTATGCCGCCGCGTCGCCGTAGGGCCGAAGTGGTCGTCGAAGAGCCGGTCGAGGTCGTCGAGGAAGTCGAGGAGATCGACGAGTTCGAGGAGTTGGAGGACGACACCGACGCCGACGAGTTGGAGGAGGCCGACGACGAGGAAGTCGAGGAAGACGACCTGGCCGAGATCGAGGAGGTCGAAGAGGAGCCCGAGGAAGCGCCCAAGCCGACCCGTGGCCGGAAGTCCACTGCCGCGAAGAAGACCACCACTGCGAAGGCCGCTCCGAAGCCGCAGGGTTCGGGCAACGACTCCACGTGGCTGGCCGCGCACGTCACTACGGTGGTTGGCAAGCCGGTGGACAGCCGCGCGCTCCGGGTGCTCCTGCGCAAGATGGCCAAGGAGGGCGTCATCCAGCGCGAGATCGGCACCGACCGGGTGCGGTACGACTTTCCCGGGGGTGCCAAGGACCCCGTGGTGGTCGAGGTCGTGAAGCGCGTCAAGGGTGGTGCCCTGGAACGTGCCAAGAACGACGGGCTCGAAGCCGCGCGTGCGGCTAAGGCCAAGAAGGCCGCCGCTGCTGCCGCGCCTGCGAAGGCCACGAAGGCGGCTCCGGCCAAGGCGACCGCGCGCAAGACCACCAAGGCCGCCCCGGCGAAGGCCACTCCCGCGAAGCGGACGCGCGCCAAGGCGTAACGTTCCTTCGGCACGTAACTCCCGATCCGCCTCCTCGTGGTCGGGGGTTTCGTGTAGTCCAAGATCTTTTGACTGATGGGTTGACAACCGTTGCGGGGCTCACGTAGCGTGTGTTCATCGGGACAACGAGGAGGACACGATGACGACGAAGATCCGGGGATGCGCCCACACCACCACCGCAACGGCCTGCCCGTCGTGCCTGATGGCCGACATGAACGAATACCTGCGGTCGCAGGGGATCGACCCCGCGAGGTACAACGGCCGGAACGGGGAGCACGTCCAGGAGCGCCGGATGCCGCGCAACCCCAACCCCGGCATGGTGACCCCTGGTCGCCCGGGTGTGACGAACGCCACTTACGACGACGACCGGCGCATGCTCGACCAGCGGCCGCGTGCGGGTCGCCTGGCCCGTAAGTTGATCGACGACCTGGCCAAGTTGGACATGGAGGCCTCTAACGCGGCGCTGGTGTGGCACGAACGGAACGAGCCTACCATGACTGTGGGCCAATGCTCGGAATGGATCACGCGGTTACGGAACAAGATCGAATCGTACAACGGAACGTCTGTCGACATCGTTCAGGCCCAACGTCCGGCCACTGGCGCATCGGCCGAACTGGTGTCGTTGCTGGCCGGGCTGCACGAACCGGTTGAGGCGCACCCGGATCGCGGCATGATCCTCCGTCGTTACGCTCTGGACGGATTCGAAACGGGCAACGAGGTGCGGTTTTACAAGTTGCGCGAGTCGAAGCGGGGGAAGCGGTACCTGGTGGCGCAGGTGTCCGACGAGGAGCGCATGGTTCCGTGGGGTGAGGCGTTGATCGTCGCGCGCCGGATCGCTGCCGATCCGATGGCCGCCATGTTGCGGTACGGCACCGAACTTGGTTCGTGCGGACATTGCGGCCGCACGCTCACCAACGACGAATCTCGTGCGCTGGGCATCGGCCCGAAGTGCCGGCAGGGATTCGGTTTCTGATTGACCCCAGTACGGGGGTCATGGGGTTGACCCGCTCATGATCCCCGTGATACATGATCGATATCACCTGGTCGGGACACCGGGTGCAACCGAGGAGAATGTAATGGACACCACCGCCGTAGCGGCACATCTTGGCACCACCCCCCGGAAGTTGCGCGCGTTCCTACGTTCGGACGCGTCAACCTTTGTCGCCGTGGGATCGGGCGCACGATACGACTTCACCGATGACGACCTGCCCACGTTGAGCCGCCGTTTCGCGGATTGGAGCGGGTCACCCACACCGACACCCGCACCGGCCCCCGTTCGGCCGTCTACGGCCATCTCAGGCCGTCGCAGCCAGCACGATATCGACGTGGCGGTGTGGGCGGAAGAGGGACCGGTCGATATGCCGGACATCCGGAACCCCGCCGTGCGTGCAGCCGTGCGCCGGATCGCGGAGGTGCAGGAAGCCCGGCTGGAACAAATGTTGCTGGCCGCTGGACTGCACATTACCCAAATGAACGTGCGCCGACAGGCCACGTGACCAGGTATAATCCGCTGAGGGCCCTCCGGGGCCCCTTTTTCCGTCTCCGGCTTATGCTAGGTACACGCTGCCCTCTCCGGAGGCCCAGACTCCCGGAAATCTCCCATAAGATCTTGCCAGAAAGGCTTGACACGGTGTCTCACGGCGGGGTACGTTAGTTACATCAAACAAACGCACCACACAAACGGAGGACATCATGTCGAACACCACCCCGGACGCCAACATCACCGCCGGTACCGCCGTTACCCTCACCCTGACCGACGGGAACACCGTGGCCGGGCACTTCGTCTCGATCAACTCGAAGGGTTGGAACATCAAGTTGGCGGGTGGAAAGGTCATCACCCGTGCGCAGTCTCGGGTTGCCCGGGTGGACGTCTACACCATCCCGGACAGCGCTGACGACCTGTTCGCTGGCTACAACGACGACGACTCGCTGACCACCACCGCTCTGGCCGCGATCTTCGGCACCAACGCCAAGGCGTTGCGGGTAGGTCTGCGGGCTGCCGGCCTGGGCGTCGGGAAGGGCCGGACGTACGCCCTCACCCCGGCTGACGTGCGGCCGCTGGCCGACGCGATCAAGGCCAACATCCCAGCCTGATTGCCGGACGATCTGGCCCCCTTCGGGGGGCCTTCGTCACCTGTTGCACATCGTCTCACGGTAGGGTAGGGTAATGGCATGACGATGAACCTGGACCCGATCTTCGAACTAGCCGACGCGCGCGACGTTGAAGCCGCGCACATGCTCATCACGTTCGAGGGCGACGACCCCGAACTGGCCGACGCGATCCATCGCGCGGGCGGTGTGGACTTCATCACGGATTCGGTCATCGAGGACTTGATCGAGGAATTGGACCAGAACCACGACGGTTGCGACCACGACCGGAACTATTGCGAACTGCTGGATTTCGACGACGAAGGGACCATGTGACATGAACGACATCGAGGTTTCATTCACCGTGCGGTTGAACACCAAGCTCATCCGATCGTGGCCCTTGTCCCACTGGACGGATTTCTTCGCCCGGAACCACGATGCGGACATGTCCACCTGGCCCGAGGTGTTTCACGCGATCGCGATGGAATACCTGGCCGGTGGTGAACTGTCCGGGTACGTGATCGACTGTGGCGGGTCGCAGCGGGAATCGACCACCCCGCTCCCGGGGGATCCCGACCTCGGCACGGACGTGCGGGCGCCCAACGTGTTGGAGGCACGCGACGGTTCCACCGTGCAGGTGTGGGCAACAGACACCAGCCGGTGGCCTGACGAAACGGATTGAACGCACCACGGAGCCCCGTGTCGATGTGGACCCACCCAACCACACCCGGCACGGGGTTTTACCGTCTGTACGGCCGTCTGAGGGCGTCTAACGGTACGTCGGCCTGTACGCGTCCGTGGCGGGTCGGCCGGAGACACGTGTACCTAGCATAAGCCGGAGGTTACCGGCCGGTAGCGGCCCGCTGAGAACTCGTCCGAAAGGATGAGGTGAAACCTTTGACACGGGGTCTCGCCACAGGTTAAGGTTGTACCAACACCACGACGAAGGGAACGGGACAATGGCCGCCAAGATGTGCAACATGAACTGCGGACGCCGGGCGTACACGGGCACCGGGGCTGGTGTGGACACTGCCGCTCGTGGGTCGGAACTGTGCAACCTGTGCTACACGGAGGGCGGCTGGGAGAACGAACACCAGGATTACGGTCACGAAACCAACGACGTTGACGGATGCTGGATGTGCCACCCGGAACTCAACCTGGCGACGCGCCCCGTGCGCACCGGCCACACCAACACCGTGGCCAAGACCCACCGCTCGCACGCGGCTTGTGACCACCCGGTGACTCCCAAGGCCCGCGCTGCGTGCCGGAAGGCTGGCGGTCCGAAGGCCTGATCCACCTGGGAGAACGCCCCCACGGGGGCTTTTCCCGAGTCCCCGGAGACGACTGTACCTAGGTACACACCGCCTACCCGAGAGCCGGAAACTGCCCAAGATTTTTCTCCGGGAACTGTTGACGGGTCGTCTCACGGAGGCATACATTAGATGCATGACGAACACGCGGATCAACCACACCGGCCACGACCACCCGAACACCACCGCTGCCCGGACCGCTTGCCGGAAGGCCATGAAGGCCGCCACCGCCGACGCAATCATCTCGGCCGGTACGATCAACGCCCAGCCGATCGTCGTTATTATCCCGGAACCCCGCAACGTGACGACCTACGGCAAGGGCGTTGTGCACGCGCCGAACCCGCACGTTGACACTCCCTTCCCGCTGTGCCGCACCGGTGGCCAGTCGTCGCGTGGCATCCGTTACAAGGTCACCACCGCCCCGGTCTCGTGCCGGAACTGCCGCTGACCCCTGACATGCGGAAACGGGCCCTACGGGGCCCTTTCGCGTGTCCACCTCCGGCTGTGTACCTAGGTACGGTCAGCCCAGTGCGAAGGCGTACGGACCGTCTCACGAGGTCATGTGACTCAGGTCACAAAGATCTTGCCGGGAAACCTTGCGTCACACCTGCACCTCGGGTAACGTAGTTCGCATCGGGACAACGAGGAGGACCAAATGACCACCACCAATCGCCGGATGACCGCCACGGAGAAGGCGGAACGGGCCGCCTGGCCGTTGCGGCGCCTGGCTGCCGGAACGTTCGCCTTGGGCGCGCTGGCGTCGGTCGGGGCCAATATCGTGGCTGCCGAACCGACCCTTATCGGGCACATGGTGTCCTCGTGGCCGGCTGTGGCGCTGTTGCTCACGGTGCACCTGTTCCAGCATGCGCCGCGTGTGTGGTGGGTCAAGGTCATGGTCGCCGTGGTCGCCGGTGTGGCTGCGTGGATCTCGTACTGGCACATGGTTGACGTTGCCACGCTAGCCGGGGAGGGCATCGTGTCGGCCCACCTGTTGCCGTTCACCGTGGACGCGATGATGGCCGTTGCCTCGGTGGTTATGACGTACAAGCCGAAGCCGGTGCGGCGTCCGACCCGCAAGGTTGCGAAGCGGTAACTGGTCGGGTGCGGGGTGGTGGCTCCGGTTGCCACCCCGCCTCACCGGTGCAATCATGGAATCACGGCACCCCACGACACGGAGGCACACCATGGACCCCATCATCACCGCCGATCGGGCACTGCTCAACCTCTTCACCGACCTCCACCGGTCCGGCCTGGTGGACGTGGCCGAACGCCTCGCGGAACTGTGCGACCGGATTATCGACACCGGTCCGGCTACCACGGCGCACCACTTGGCCATCATCCAGTTGTTGTCCGACGCGTTCCCTCAGCACGCCCGTACGATCATGAGTTTGACCATCGGGCAGGCCGCGTAATGGACACGCTGGCGTTGTACGAACGGCTTGACGCGCTCGCTGCGGCGTTGGAACGAGACGGGCATACCCACGGTACCGACGAACTGGTTTCGGTCCTCACGGACGTTCTGGGGCTGCGCCAGGACCCTGTGACGCCCCGGCACGCCAAGGCACCCGTCATGGTGTGGGCGTTGGACCCCGATCACCGCGCGCAGGCACGGGGAACGGTACTCCGGTGGCTCCGTGATGGAGGTCACATTCCTCCGCCCGAAGACGTACGTTGACATGGCCTGACGGGTGCGGATACGGTAGTTGACATGACGAGGACGACGATCACCATCACGCCGGAACTACGGGCGGCTGCGGTTGCTCTATCTATTTGCGCCGATTACTCGATCGAAAATCCCACGGTCTCGCTCCGCAACAACCCCCATTACGCGGAGGCCCGTCGCACGCACCGGAAGGCCACCGGATCCGTCAACACGCTCTGGGTGTGCGGGTGCAGCAAGGTAATGCCCCTAATCACCGGTGACCTCACCACGGTTTGCTGTGGCGCCACTGAGGTTGACCTTCACCGGTGATGATATGGTATCGGCCTTGGATGTCATAGACGCCCGGACAAGCGGGAGGTGATTATTATGCGTGACGTGGATTGGCAGTAACCCGATCACATTGGCCCCTGGGCGAGGGTATCCGCCTGGGGGCCTTTGTGCGAGCCCGGAAGGCCGGGGCTGTACCTAGGTATACACAGTCTCACGGTGCCCGTGGTGAGCCTGTGAGATTGGCACGCCCGGACCTATTGACACCGGCTGACGGCCGACGTACGTTAGATACATGACGAACGAAACCTTCGAAATTGTTGCGGCCACCGGATCGCGCGTCACCCACCGATCCACCGGGAAGACCCCGGAGAAGTGGTTCCGGTTCATGACGGACTGCGGCATTGGCCCGCTGCCCCTCGCTCACGAAGGCGTTGACATCGTGACGTGCGCCAAGTGCAACGCCCGGACGGGCCGCTGACACCGGCTTTGACCGGCTGACAACGACGTGATACGTTAGATCAAACCAACCGAGGAGGACACCATGGGATTCGATTACGGCGACAAGGTCCGGGCGCTACTGGCGAAAGCGGAATCGGCGCTGGCCCTGGGCAACAACGGCGAAGCCGCGTCGTACCAGGCCAAAGCGGAAGAGCTCATGGTCAAGTACCGGATCGCGGAGGAGGAGGCATTGGCCACCGACCCCGGATCGTCAGCCCCGGTGTGGAAGACCATCACGGTGATGGAGGGGTGGGACGGTGAAATGGGTCCGTGGTACATCACCGCCATAAGTTGCATTGTTCGCCACACCGGCTGCCGGACGCGTGCGTACATCGGGGAGAATGATGACACCGTGGCCGACCTCGTGGGGTACGAGGGTGACGTCCGATTCGCGGAATTTCTATGGACCGCCGTGCTGCTGACGTTCACCACGCGGATCAACCCCACGTGGGACCGTAACCTGCCGGAGTCGGAAAATGTGTACCGGCTACGTAACGCCGGGCTGGAGCGCCGTGTGATCGCAGATGCCGCCTGGGGTCCGGGTGCCGGACACGTGGCTGCCAACCGGTCCAAGATCCAACGGATCTACCTCCGGGAATGCGCGCGGCGTGGCGAGGAACCCCGTGCAACCGGGCTGGCTCATGACACGCGGACGTACCGCGAGGCGTACGCGCGGACGTTCGTGGGTCACCTCAACTCCCGGCTGATGGCCGCTCGGGACGCGGTTGACTCGATTAACGGCGGTGTGGTGTTGCACGGACGCGCGGACCGCGTGGACGAGGCGTTTTACGTCCGGTACCCACACCTGCGTCCGTCGACCCCGACCGAACCGGTTGCACCTTCGGCCCCGTGCGCGAAGTGCACGCCGGAGAGGCAGTGCCGTAAGCACCGCGTGACGGCCGCGCAGATGCGTGAATACCGTCGCCGGTACACGTCCGCATCGGCCCGTGCGGGTGCCGTGAACGGCCGTGCGGCCGCTGACGACGTGAACTTGGTGCGTGGCACCACATCGGCCCACCGGGCGGAGGGCAACACGGTCGAGGCCATCGGAAGTTGACGGAAGTTGGCATGCCCGGGGCTATTGACACGCCTCGGGCTGCCCCGTAGTTTAGATCCATGACGAACCGCGTTGACCACTCGAACTGCCTTCACCCGGCCACCATGAAGGACCGTCAGCGGTGCCGGAAGGTCACGGGGGAGCACCGGGTGCGCAACGCTCCCCACACCGCCGACTGCATCGACTACGCGGCCTACCGGGCATTCAACAACGATATGGTGGACGTGTACCCATCGCTGAACGCGTCGCATCGGGGCCTGGACCTGATCGATGCGGACGTTGTTGACTGCACCTGTTCGGCCTGATACGCTAGTTGTCAACGGGACGACGGAGGAGGACACAATGGCTATTTCACACGCTGACCACGATCACCCCAATACCCCGGCTGCGAGGGCCAAGTGCCGTAAAGCAATGGCTGCGGGTGTTTGCACTTGCGCAGGTAACGCGGAAGACGGGCCGGTGATCATCCACTCTCACACCTGTCCGATGAAGGCGGCATCCGTCGCCGCTCGTCCGGCTGTCGGCACCGTGCGCCTGGTCGGTGTGGAACCCCGCCGTACCCGTCGCGCGTCTAAGGTCAACGGCGGGACTCCGGTGGCCGAGCGCCGGCGCTTCATCCGTGATGAGGGCGATATGGCCGACGTCCCGCACGTGTTTTCCTCGGCCATCCGGCACGCGTGGTGCCAGGACGGTTGGACGGTCCGGTACGGCAACCCGTACAACGACACGGAGAAGCGGATCATCATCGCGAACGGCCACGGTGACGAACTGGAACTAATCTACAAAGCCGGTCAGCACCACGTTAACGCCGTGGATTACCACCCGGCCAAGCATGACGGCGAACGACGTCGGGGGATCCGCGTTGGCCAGGCCCCGCACGTGGCTACCGGTATCCAGATGTTGAAGGACCGGGCCACGATCGATGGTCCGGTCACGACGCCGATGAACTGATCGTTGACGGGGTTTGACGCAATTTGACACGAGGGGGTGATCGCATGTTCTGGTGGTGGTGCATCTCGTGCCACGGATGACGACAACAACGCCCCGGTACCCGTGATGGGTGGCCGGGGCGGTGTCGTAGACGGGTCTGAGATGGCCGTAGAGACGTCAACGGGTTATTCGCCGGGGTCACGCCACCCCACGGATTCCAACGCCTTCACGGCGTCCTCAACGGACCGAGGAACGAACACCATACCGTGCGCTGACCGGATCTGTTCGTGGACGTGCTGCTGCACCGGTGTGGGATCACCCCCGGTCGGGGTCTTCGTCTCGAACCCCACGAACAACCCCACTTGGTCGGGACCCCAGTGCACGGTGTCTGGGTCTCCCCACACGGTCACCGGTACGCACGCGATGATGTCTGGGGCTCCGGCCATCATGGTGGGTCCGCCGTGGATCTTCATGCACCAGACTCCGCGCGCACGCAGCGCCGACATGATCTGACGGCTCAGTTTGGATTCGCCCTGAGCCATTACAACACCTCGGTCAACGGACCACGTTCGAGCAGGGTCGACCATCGCAGGGTTTTCATTCCCTCGGCGTGCCAGAGATCCACGAAATCGGGATCCCCGTCCGGTCGGTGCCACACCTTCCCGTCACGGTCACGGACCTTGATGCCGCGTGCGGGCCTCGATGGCAGGTGCCATACCCTAGGTATGACCACTCGGCCAATCACGTCCCCAACTCCGTTGTACAGCGTTTCCGTTTCCTGGGGGTCTCCGTCGTCACTCACATTCGTCTCCTTGCGCTGCGGTGTGGATGATGAAACAACGTGAACAGACGTCACGTTTGGTTTTCCCAGTCGGCATGACCTTGACGCGTGACGGGCGCGTGCTGGACTCGGATACGTACACGTCCGGGGCGTCACAGCATTCACGGCGAACGAGGTATTGGCCCTCTTCCTGGTTGCCGGAATATGCGATCTCTTCACCCTCGTGGATCGGTGTGCCGCAACCGGAACATGCTCCGCTGGTGTATTGCGCGACGAACCATCTCAATGAACGGGTTTCGGGATCGTATGGCGCGGGTGTGGCTGGCATCATGTGTCCAATCTACCGAAAGGGGCCGATGTCCGGGGGCACCGAGGAGGACAGCCCATCGCGGACACCGGCCCCATCGAGGTTGTCGAACCCCGGGCCGATCGGGACAACGGCAATCACAGTATCGCCCATAGCCCGGGTTTCGTCAACTAGATTTCTTCCAAATCAACGTCATCCAGATCGACGTCTTCGTCTCCGGTGTCGACGTCCTCGACCTCCACGTCCTCGGGATCGTCGCTCTTGACCGGGGTGCTGGTGACGTCGGACGCCGGGAACGTGGCCGTGATGACGGACTTCTTCTTGCCTTCGTATTCGTCGTCGTCCAGCGCCGCGCCGATGGTCTTGCCGACCAACTTGTTCGGATCGACCTTGACACGCTTCTTTGGCACAGCCATGCCCGCAGCGATGCACAGGTTGCGGATCTTCCACGCGAACTTGGGGTCGGTGTGGTTGACGTAGTACGGGTAGGTGAGGCGTTCCCGGCCGACCAGGGCCATGGTGAACACCCACTGCACGGATGTCTTCTCGCCCTCCTTCTTGTGGTCGTTCACGGCCTTGACGATCAGCCGGTAATCACCGGCCGGGACGCGCTGAGGGTTGAATTGACCGGCGTCCCTGACGTTCGTCATGTCAATGACTTTGGCGGTTGCTGCCACGTTACTTGCCTTCCTTCATTGCTCGGACAACACTCGGGATGGTTGGATCAGGAATGAAATTAGGGAGGGTGTATGCCGAACGATACCCCGTGTCATAGGAGGGATGCGGACCCACCCACAACCGGCGCTGGATGCCGGTAACTTCCTTCTCGACGATTTTCTTGGTCTCCCGGTCACGGAACCGCTTGGTGAACGTCCCGTCAACCGTGTAGATCCGCCCGATCAAGTCCACAACCGAATTGAGCGCGCCGCGCGCACCCTTGGGTAGGTCGGGAACGAACATGGCACCGACGATCTCGGCTTCCTCGTCCACCTCGGCCGGATCCTCGATCTCGATCATTCGTTCCTGTGCAGTGAAGATGATCCCGAGGTTTTTTAGTGAATGCAGGTTGTCCAGCATCCCTTTGAACATCTCACCCGACCGGCCGTAATCCTGCTTGCCCACCTGGCCGGGTTTCCGCGTGAGGTCACGTTCCATTTCCTGGTTCATGACCCAACGCAGCCCCATGTTGGCGATCTTGGTGGTTCCGTCGACAGCCACCCACTGGTATGGCTCATTGGTGATCGGGGACTTCCCACCACCCCGCAGGAACATGTATGCGTCGTGCATGTCATCCCATGACGTGACCGGCCACACGTCCGGGTTAGATCGCGTCTCTTCCTCGGTTCCTGTTTCCGGGTCGAGGATCAGCACGTTCGGAATGGTGGTGCAGAACCGCGTCTTGCCCTTCTTGTTCCGACCGTAGATCAGAAACCGGGGCTTGCGTTTCCCACCGCCAGGTTTGTGGATTTTCGCCGCCGCAATCTTGGCGTAATCCTTGCGCTCTGCCATTTCACCTCCTTGCATCACTCACTCAATGCGATCATTGTTCCGCGCGGTGTGGAGAGCGTCAACTTTCGTCGTTGGTGGGTTTCTCGTCGTAGTAGTAATCAAGCGGATCCCCGGTGCGGAATTGCTGACGTCGGATGTTGCCGGCCTGCGGGTGGCCAACCCCCTGGAACATCTCTACCGTGCACAGGTCGCTGAATCGGCACCACGAACACGACCGATCAACGACACGCTCCACGGCATCTGGATCGGACCAGTCGTACCCGTGCATCCGGTCACGCGTGCGCATGGCTTCCTTCATCACGCGCGCCAGCATGGCGTCATCTTTCTCCAGTGTGTCACGACGGAAGAACGGCGACGACTGGACGTGATCGGGACCTTGCCACCGTTGCGATTTCAGGTATCGCAGCCAATCCCGATATGGATCCAGATCCAGCCCGTACTCTTTGATGGCGCGGTATGCGGTAGGAAAATCGGTGACGATCTTGGACCGTGACAACCGCGTACCCTTGTCAACCAGTGCGGGTTTGGTCGGTGCCTTGGCCAGCACGTAGTTCCAGATGAACCCGTAGACCGGGATGTCGTTGGCCAGCGCACACCAGATGTACAACGCGGATGCCTTGTCGCGCAACCGGAACCCGTGATCGGGTAGACGAACATGGCTCTTGTGGTCGACAATGGCCAGTCCGTAGTCATCCTCGATCAACGCGTCCAGACGCATGCGGTATACGCCGTTTCCATCTGGCCACGGGGCTTCTAACGTCAACTCGGTCTCGTGTACCTTCCACCCGTGGAACGGGTCGGACTTGTCGGCACCGTAATGCCACAGGTACGACTTCATGAGTTGTTCCATTTCGGCCGGCAAGTCCCCCAAGGCGTCTTTTTCCTCATCGAACAATACCGAGAACCGATTGCACATGGCCTTGTGTGCTGCGCGCCACGACCGGCCAGCGTAATACTCCTCCAACAATTTGTGAAACCATGTGCCCCGGTGCAACGGCTTGTCATCCGTGCGGATGATGCGCGGCTTCAATCGTTGGTTGTATTTGTAGTCAGCCGATTTCGGACACCGCCCGAACGCTTTTAGCATTGAGTGAGTAGTTATCGCGTTACCCGCGTCGTCCACGTACAGCGGTGTGGTCATTGGGCTGCCTTACCGGCCTTTTCCAAGTCAATGGGGTCCGACAAATCGACGGGACATGTGCAATACTGCATAACGGCCTGTACTTCTCTGTCGTGCCACTCGCGGTACAATTTCAGCCGCAGCCCCAATTTGAAATCTGACGGCGCTTTTATTTTGTCTATGTGGTCCAGTTTATCGTGTCTTTCTTTGCGGGATATTGCTCGGTCAAACGATCCGCAGAAACAACGCTGGCGGCCCGCTTGTTCCCGGGTGAACCGATTCATGACACATTCTCCAATAGCCACGCGTTCAATTCGGACGGTGTGGTGACGACCATACCGGGAACCTCCGAAGCCCCACCCCAATGCGTGCCCACCTTGACGTCTGCGATGATGGGCACCGTGAGATCGAGGCCGAACAACTGATTCAACGGCAACGTCTCCATCGTCCGTTTGATCAACGGAAGCGCAACGGGCAGCTCGTCGTTCGGGACTTCCCAGTTAACGGCGTCGTGCACCAGCCCGATGGCGATCGACTTCATCCCTCGTGCGCGGAACTCACGCGACACGTGGACCATCGACAGCGCCGCCATGTCGGATGCCAATGCCTGTACCGGGCTGTTGATGGCCTGCCGTTCGGCTTCGGCCTGCACGCCCTTGTCGGGTGAGTAGATATCGGGCAGGTGCCGGATGCGACCCATCGGGGTTTCCACACGGCCGTACTTGCGGACCAGCCGGCGTTGCTTGGCGTGCCATGGCAACAAATCAGGGAACCCCGCGAAGAACGCTTCTCGGAACGCACGGGCTTCGTGCTCGGTCACGCGTAGACCGTAATTAGACCATGCGGTTTCAATGAACTTCATCCACCCCATGCCGTACAGGAATCCGAAGTTCACCGCTTTGGCTTTCTTGCGTTCTTCCGGGGTGACCAACGATGCCGGCTTCCCCGTCATCTGCATAGCGGTTGCCATGTGGATGTCCTGGCCCGTGGCGTACAGATGCAGCATCCGGCGTTCCTTGGCGAAGAACGCAGCCAACCGCAATTCGATCTGGCTATAATCTGCCTCAACGAACCGCGACCCCGGGGGAGCGCCGAACACACCACGCGCGAGTTTGTTGCGCGGCACTTGTTGCAGGTTGACGCCCTTCTGATTCCGGGCGCCAGCGGTGATTTTCTCGGCATCTTCTTTGCCCGACGACAAACGGCCGGTCACCGTACCCCACGGCTTGAACACTGTGTGCATGCGGGAGTTAGCGTCGATCTGTTTCGACCATGGCGCGAAGAACGCGGTGTCGTACTTGTTCCACTCGACTCGTTCCACCATCAGTTTGGCTGCCGGGTGTTTTTCGGCCAGCGACGCCATGATGTCTTCTGCCATCGAGGGCATCCCGGACTTGCCAACGGCCATCACGGGTAGACCGAGGTATTCGAACAGCCACCATCGCGCGAAATTTGAGGCGTTGAAGTTGACCTGCAATTCACCGCGACGGTTGAAGAACCGCTCGGGTATGTCCTCGTTCGGGGGTAGGTATTCACGCAGCCCGGTGTGGATACGGTCAAGAATGGTCTTGATTTCCAGCCAGTTCTGTTCCAGTTGATCCCGATCCACGTACACACCATTGATCTCGACCAGTACCAGTTCTTGGATCAGTGGCATCATCAGGTGGACGAACAACCGGAGCGTGCGCGGGTGCTCGGCCAATTCTTCACGCAGCACGTAGTACAGCCGGAGCGTGTGCCACGTGTCCAAGCCGTTGTATTCCAGCACTTCGTCCAATGGGGTGTTCAACAGGTCTTTCGTGTCGATACCCCACGGATCGGCTCCCAATCGTTGTTGCGCTGTGGGCTTCAATCCCTTAGGCTGGTTCTCATCCAACAACGCAAGAGCAATGATGGTGTCGAACGTGGGCAGCATCGGTACATGGAAATAGGTAAGCCATTTACTATCGAACTTGGCATTGTGCGCCACTCGCTTGGGCACCCGGCACAGCCATTTGGCCAGGATGCGCAAGATGGTGCGCCACTTACGACGCCACGGAGACTCAGGGTGGTACAGCGGGATCTGCCACACCTCAGCGGAATCCATGCCGTCATCGGTAGTCGTAGTCAACGACAACGACACGATACGACCGTCTGTATCCCACGGAGAGGCCCCCGTGGTTTCGATGTCGTATGACACAACCGTTGCGGCCCGTAATGCCCTTACAACGGCTCTCAGGCCGTCCTTTGACACCACTGTGTGAACGCGGTCCGGTGGTGGTACGTGGTGTGGTGGGGTGGTAGCCCCCTCGATGTCATTGACCATTCGAGCGAAGTACCGGAGGTCGGCCAGGAATCCCCCGAGCAACCCGGGGTTGCGGTTGACGGCGCTCGGGCTGATGGTGGGGAAGATGACCCCATCACATTCGTTGACCTGGAACGTCTTGCCCCGGTTCTTCGTGATGTCGGCCCAACCGGATGCGGCGAACCACGCCTCGGCACCAAGGCACAACACAAACTCAGGGTTGAGGAATTCAAATTCCTTGCGCAGGTATGGGGCACACGCCTTCTGGTGGGTCTTGGTGGCTTCCATGCCCCACACCTGGCACTTCAATGCGGACAACCACATAACCTGCCCGAGGTCGATGCCGGCATCACGCAGGTATGTTTCCAGTTCCCGACGCATGCGAGAATCGTCGCTCAGTGGCGTTTTGGTGACTACGGCTATCCGTGCACCATTCGGCCCCTGGCCCGTCACGCACCGGTGTTCACCATCGGCTTCCTCGTGCAACGAGCAGTCAGTGCAAACGGCGTTGCGTACGGCCAGCCGTAGTCGTTTGTTCATGGAAGCGTGAGCCATCCCTTCGGGTCGTGCACGCGGAGTCCGGCCTTGAGCAACAGTTCGGCTCCGGACATGTCGCGGTACGGCGTATCGTAATACACAGTCGACAGTCCGGCGTTCACCACGATCCGCGCGCAGGCAATGCAGGGCGCCATGGTGACGAACAGCTCTGCCTCCTCGGTTGCCACACCGTGCCGCGCGGCGAACGCAACGGCGTTGGCTTCCGCGTGCGTAGCCGTAATGCACGGGTCGACCTCGGGGCATCCTTCGGGCCGATGGAATCCACCCTCGGGACGCTGCACCCACGGAACCTCGTACACCGGTGATTCCTTCGGGCACGTGCAAGTGTGGTCACAATGTGGCAGCCCGGATGGTGCGCCGTTGTAGCCGGTCACGATGATCCGGCCGTCACGCGCGATTACCGCACCGACTTGCGCACGGCTGCATGTGCTGCGAGAAGCGAACACGTGCGCGGTGTCCATCAGCACCGCTTCGCGACTACGACGCGTCATCTCGCACCATCTTGCGAATCACGTAATCGTCACCGACGAACGAGTGCAACGATGTGATGTGCAGTGTCAGGGAATCCGGAATGATCTCGTGACCCTGGATCGTCAACTTGTTTGCCACCCATTGACCCAGTCGACCGGCCATGTAGATGTCATCGCGAAGGTACCGGACGTAGTCACACGAGCGCATGTAGTACACCATGTGTAGCCGATCCGGAGCCTCATCGATACCCGACGGGCGGACGATGAAGTGGTAGCCGATCGTGCATGGCACCCGTTGCTTGTCCACGGCGCCTGTGTCTTCGGGGAACCACACCGGAAGGTACGCCTGGCGCGTGTACAGCGACCGCTCCATAAGGTTGAGCACGTCCCTCAGGTCACCGTACCGGTACCGCACTCCCTTCCGCTCCGGATGGGTGCCGTGTCCGGAAGCCACCATGGCCTGGTTGAATTCTTCCGACGTTCCTTTCCACACCACGTCTTCATGGTCGTTGGTGACCTCGACATCGTCACCGATCTGGATGGTCCGGTGGTGGTTCCAGAATCCCGGCTTCATGGTGATGGCGTTGACGTTCCACCGAGGCCAGAACCGTTCGGGGTACGTGTGACTGAACTGCTTGTTGTCGTCCACGTGCTGCGCGTTGTTCTTCTGCGCGTACGGCCAGCGGACATGCGACGGGGCGGGGTTCAATGGCTTGCCGGACACGCGCTCGGCGAAGTGTTCTTCGGCCCACTCGCGGTTTGGTCGAGTCAGTTCGGCCCAGGTGTCGACGTCACCCGGCAGGTCGAAATGCATGGACACGTTCAGCAGTTCCCGCGTGGCGTATTGCGGGATACCGCTGGTGTCCATCGCGTGAACCTCGCCGGTGTGGAACGAATCCTGCCGGAGCAATTGCCGGCCATGCATGAGAATTAGCTCATTGGGTGTCAATGTGTCCTCCCTGGATCAACACGTTCCGGACGGCGAGGTTTGTCTTGGCCATACGTTGGCTCAGGACGTTCATTCCTTCGGCGGCCTGGACGTATTCCTTGTTCAGCAGTTGGTTGGTGATGGCCTGCAATGCGGTATCAACCTCGTAACGAAATTGGTCAAGGGAATTCGCCAGTGCCGTTTCGCTAATCTTCGCCATCGTCCTCGTCTTCCATGTCGTCGTCCAGCAGCGTCCCGTCCGACGGCCGGAGCGCCGCGAACGTCAATGATGATGCCGGTGTGGACGGGAGCGGGGGAAATGGCCCGATGTCCTTGGCACCACCGGCGAACTGTGCGGCGTATTCCGGCCCGAATATCTCGGTATGGAACCGACGCCGGACGCGGTTGAATGACGAGAACGCTTCGTCGCCGTACTTCTTCTTCGGACGATCGCATTTCAGGATGCGTGCGTACCCGTCCAACGCCTTGCGGTATCCCGGCTGATTCCCATCGACCACACGGGGGCTCCACTCGGACTTGATGTCTACGTCCTCATCCATCTGCTCGCGGATGCCCGCATCACCAAGGGCCCAGGCAAGTGATCGGAAACCGTGGAATTGAGCCAGGTCGAGCGTCCAGACGAATCGCATATCCGCAGGATCGATACCTGTGATTGCCCCACATTCACGAGCGAAGACGTGAGCAACGGTGATGTCGAGTGCGGCCAGGTAACCGAAGTACGTAGTACGAGAGTGAAGAGAAACAGTCGGCACCGGATTGCTGCGATACGACAGATTGAGCATGCAGGAACCCCAGCGACGCCGTACATTACGGCCAGTTCCACGTCCCTGAACGGTGCGTGTGCGCAGTACCGCGATCCCCCGGCCGCGACCCACAAGGCGATCATCCACCTTCGCGAGACAATCATCCAAATCCCCCTTATCGAGGTATTGACGGACCATCATCGTCCACCGTGACGGCGGGATCCACAGTCGTTTGAGGTCGAAATCCCAGTCGAAGGATTTCACACCGATGGCCAGGTTGTGCAGCCCCACCTCGGTACCGTGCGCCCAGTCACGTTCGGCTGTGGTGTCCCCGTACATGAGCCGTTCACACACCCCGTCGTGCATCTCGGTGGCGTCGGGGAACTGCCATGCGTTGATCACGTCGGCCTGACGATTCGGTAACAACGACGCCGGAACCACACGGTAAGGGACCGGTGCCGGGTTCCGATTTGGATCTCACCGAACGGTATCCGGACGTACAGCTTGGTGTTACCTCGGACGTACAGTTTATGGATCACGTCTGGTCTCCGGTGTACGGGGGTGCGTAAACGGCGCAGTAGTCAGGCGTGCACATGACCCCGTCATCGTCCAGAGATCGCTTGCACCCGGCGCATTTACCGCTGACCCCGTCGTATCCCTCGGCCTGGCGCTGGCGGTTGCGTCGTTGCTTTTCGATGTACCCTTCGTACAACTCGTCCGCCGACATGTCCGCCATCAACGCCAGATTGATAACGAAGTGGAACGCGTCGATCACCTCGCCGCGATACGGCTTGATGTTGAAATGCTCCGACGTGGCCCACGGCTTCCATGCGACCTCGTTGCTCGCCTCGGCCAACTCGACTATCAACGCGAATGCCTGCGTACGGAAATAGTCCGCGCGTGCCTTGGGGTTTAGGTTGATAAGGGAACCGTGGCCCAGTTTCACCTCCTGGAACTCCCGTTGCAGTCGCATGATGA